GAAGATTATCGGTCACGCCATCGTGTGCGATGTGCGCTCGCGGGACCTCGGCGGCTTTGTCGAAGTCGTCGCGCCGGCGGCGCTCGCGCGCGTCCTGACCGCGGATGTCGTGGCGTTGTTCAACCACGATAGCAACCAGGTGCTCGGCCGCACCCCGACGACCTTACAGTTGTCGAAGGACCAGCGCGGCTTGGCCTTCGCGCTCGAGCCGGCGAACACGACGGCCGGCCGGGACGCGCTCGCGCTCGTGCAGCGCGGCGATATCCGCGGCGCCTCGTTCGGCTTCAAGACGCTGAAAGAGGCCTGGAGCAAGGACGGCCCGACGCCGATTCGCACCCTGCTCGATATCGAAGTCTTCGAGATTTCCTTGACGGCGCTGCCGATGTATCAGCAGACCGATGTCAGCGTCGCGCAGCGGTCGCTGCAGGCGATGCAAGAAAGGCCGGCGCCAGCCTTTCTTCAGCCGTCGATTGCGACGCTGCGCCGGCAGTTGAGGGTCCGATGACCATCGACGAGGCGATGACCACCGCCAGCCGGAAGCTCGACGCCATGATTGAAGCCCGCCTCCAGGCGCTCGAAGCGCGGATTCGAGCCGATCAACTGGCCAGCGGGCCGCCCCCAGACGAGGACGAACCACCGCCGGACCCGTTCGGATCCTGGACCCGGATCACGGTGGAGGATGTGCTGGCGCGCGAGCGCGCGCACCTGGCCGTCTGGCGGATTGAGTCGCTGGCGAAGATTCGCGAGATGGTCACCGCCTTCGACGGGCCGTAGCCATGCGAAATGGAAATATTCCCATTCAGGAAATCGGCCGAATGGCGGTGCGTTAACGCACCACTCGCACGATCGCCCTTGCCCAACTGGAATAGTCCTACCCAAGGAAAAGATTTCCAGTTGTAGAAATTCTCTTCCCGCCTTGCGAAGGGTGTACGGTCACAAGTAAACTTGTGCTCACCTATGCCCAAACTGAAGATGATCACCGTCCAGGGGCTCGAGTGCTTGCGCTGTGGCCACCAGTGGGTGCCCAAGATCAAAGACGTCCGGATCTGCGCCCGCTGCAAGAGTGCCCGCTTCGATACGCCGCGGCCCGCGCCGGGCCCCCGATCGAAGAAGCTACCAATGAAGAAAACGGCGTGAGCCGTGGCGCATCGGACCCCCACACTCGGTGATGCGAAAACCGGCGACGCCCTGCGCGTGACCGTGGTGCTCGACGCCTGCCTCCAGTGCCTCGGGGATGATTTACGCGTCGACGAGCACTATCACCCCTGGGTCGCGGCCCGTGACCTCGAGCGCCGCCATCACCTGGCGTGGACGTGGGCCGGGACCACGCGCGGCGCCGACTATTCCGCCGCGCTGCAACAGGCGTGGACCACCCCGCCGACCGAGACCGAGCTCGCCGCCCTCTGGCAGACCCTCCAGGGCATGCGCGTGCCCTGGCCCTGGACGGCCCCGCTGCTGCTCGAGAGCTTTCCCCTCCGGTTTCGGAACGCACATCTCGACCCCGGCGAGCAGCACTGGGGCTGGACCCTAGTCGGCGTGCCGGTGCCGGACACCAAACCCGGGCGCCAGCCCCGCCACCAGGGCGAGGACCTCGCCCGCTTTGTCACGTACTGGTATCGCTGCGAGATCAAGCACCCGCCGGATCCGCTCCCGGCGTTAGAAGCGGAAGAGCAGGCGCGCACCGGCCAGACCAACTGGAAACCCGACGACACCCGGCGAAATACCGTCCTGAAGGGCATTCATTGGGTCAAAACCCTGCTCGCGGGCTGGCAACACCCCTGGGTGCCGGATAAGTGCCCCCCCCTGATGCCTTAAGTTCATCGTGATTTCTCACGAACCCGGGGCCACGATGAACGCGTGCAGCGTGTATCTGCCCTGAAACGACGACGCCCCGCACCTGTTGGAAGCAGGAGCAGGGCGAATCGACCACGGCCATAGGAGGGCCGTAGCCATGCAAAGTGTACAGGACCGCGCGACCTCTGCCAATCACCCCGCTGGAACACCCCGGCTGGACTATGCCCGCCGGCTGCGGGACCTCGGGCTGAGCGTCTTTCCCATCCCCGACAAATCAAAAGTCCCCCTGGTGGCCTGGAAGCCCTACCAGGACCGCCTCCCGACCGACGACGAGCTCCGCGAGTGGTTCCCCCCCGGCCAGCCCATCAACCTCGGCATCGTCACCGGCGCCATCAGCAACCTCGTCGTCCTGGATGCCGATACCCGGCAAGCCGCCGACGCCGTGAGGAAGCGTCTTCCTAAGACGCCCTGGACGACGGAGACCGCCCGCGGGATGCATTTCTACTACGCGCATACGGGCGGCCACATCGGGAACACCGCGCGCGATGTCGCGTCGCATGACGGCCCGTTGCCGATTCATCGCCGCGGCGATCACGGCTACGTGCTCGGGCATCTCAGCCGGCATCCCAGCGGCTGGATCTACCGATCGACGGTGGCGGCGCCCCGGCCGAAGCTGCCGTACTACAACACGTCCTGGTTGCCCACCAACCCCGAGGCGTTGTATCGGAAACCCCGCGTGACCGCCGCTGTCACTCAACCCGGTGGTCAGATGACAACCGCTCCGGACGCGCTGATCTTCCGCGCCCGTCGATACCTCGCCGCTATTCCCCCGCCCGTCATCGGCCAGGGCTCCGACACCGTCACCCTGAAAGCCGCCTGTCGCCTCGTCCGCGGGCTGAACCTGCCGCCGAGCGACGCGGAAGATCTGCTCTGGGAATGGGCCGGCGGCCGGGACGGCTGGACCAGGGAGTGGATTGCCGCGAAGGTCGTCAACGCGCTCAAGTGGGGCAAGGAACCGATCGGCGGGCTGCGATGATCTACGACGACATCCCGCCCCCGACCGACGCCGACTACTACGACAGCGTCCTGCGCTGTGATGTCCACGGCCTCGAAAGTTGCGAGATCTGCATCCCGCCCGACGCCAGGCTGCCTGGCGCCACCGCCCCGCCGCCCCGTGTCGGCAAGTGGGCGCGCGAGATGTGGGACGAGGCCCCGCCGGTCGAAATCATCGAAGGCGTCGCGTGGGCCGGGCTCATTACCGTCCTCGTCTCCGAGAGCGGCGCCGGCAAAACCTTCGTAATGCTCGACGCCGCGGCCGCGGTCAGTGCCGGCCTCCCGTGGCACGGCCGCACGACCGCACAAGGGACCGTCGCGTACTGCTCATTCGAGGGCGATGCCATCGGCGTCCGGCTGCGCGCGATGAACCTGCACGCCGGCCATCGCTTCGACAATCTCGCCGTCATTCGGCTCTCGGACCCTCTCTCGCCGCAACTCACGCGCGACGGAGAAATTCACTCCCCCGGGGAACAGACGCTCCTCCGCGAGCTCGCGGCGCTGCAGCAGGACATCCTCACGCAACACCGGCCGCCGCTTCGGCTGATCATCATCGACACGATCCGCGCGTCGATGACCGGATCCGAGGACGCTTCCGATCACACGTCCGCGTACCTGCGCGTGGCGCGGCGCGTGCTCACCCAGGCGCCCGACGCCGCGTGTGTGCTCGCGCATCATGCCGGCTGGCAGGACGGCGAGCAGAAGAAGAAGCGCGAGCGCGGCTCCAGCTCCTGGCGCGGGAACGTCGATGCGACCCTGTACCTCGAAGCCGGTGAGTACGACCGCGAGACCGGCATCGCCCCGCTGACGCTCAGTACCTTGAAAGTGCGGGACCAAGAAAAACCCCCGCCGCTCCGGTTACTCCGCCGCCGCGTGATGCTGAACGAAAGCGATCCCCGCGGCCAGCCGTTGACGTCCTGCGTCATCGAGCGCGATGCCCGGTCGATCGAAGACCTCGAAGCAGAAGGCCGCGAGAGCGAGGAAACCAAGACCCGCAGTATCGACCTGAAGACCCTGCGGGCCATCGTCGAGCGGCCGTCCCGGGCGACCTCCCAGAACCAACTCCGGTTGCTCATTGGCGTCCGCAAGCTGGACGTCGGCGACAGCCTCTCCCGGCTCATCCAACGCGGCTGGGTGGAGCTGCCGGAAAAGCAACGGCAGCCCTACCAGGTCACGGCGGCCGGGTTAAGCGCCCTCAACGGCGGAGGTTGAATAGCTGAGCTAGAGGCGAGTGGTTCCGAGTGGTTCCCACTGGTTCCCACTGGTTCGGGAACCAGTCAAAACCGGTGAGTGGAGTGGTTCCCCCCCTTAAGGGGGAACCACTCGCGGGAACCACTCGAGGGAGTACGAGTAGTTCCCAAGATTCGGGAACCACTCAAGCCGATCAAAGAGCGAAAGTCGTCGTTACGGTAGAGGTTCTTTGTCATTGGTAGCTGTACTAAGACGGACGGTGAAGAGATGAGCAAGAAGCGCAAACCCCGCGTCCCGGCGGCCCTGCTGCGGAAGCCCGTCGCGGAACGCCTGGCGCTCCTCCAGGAGGTCCTCGAGGCGCGCGTGCGAACGGGTGAGGTCGTCCGCTCCGTGGACGCGAACGGGCAACCGCTCTACCGGCTCGCGAGCGTGCATTGAACGATGAAAGCCCGTTCCTGGAAAGCCGCCGAAACCCGCTTCGCCCGTGACGTCGGTCACGAACGGAAGCCCTGCGATGGCAGCCGCGCCGGCGCCGACTTCGAGGACGCCATATGCGCGTACCAGTTGAAGGTCCGGCGCGCGCTGCCGGCGTGGCTCTGGACGTGGCTCACCGGCATCCAGGACACCGCCAAGCCGTCCGACCGTATCGGCATCCTCGTCCTGAAGAAGCCCCGCCAGGAGGACGCGGACGCGCTCGTCGTGCTGTCCTGGAAGGACTGGCGGGATCTGCACGGTACGCCTGACCGGCAAGAGCGTGAAGCATGCTGATGCCGCCACATCGCTGCGCGCGCTGCGCGCGCGTCGTCACCGGCGCGTGTCCGCACTGCGTCAAGACCCGCGACCAGGCGCGGCCGACCGCCCAACAACGTGGCTACACCTCGGCACGCTGGCGCCGCTTCCGCGCCGTGCAACTCGAGACGCATCCGTTGTGTGCGTGGTGTCTCGCCGCTGGTCGCACGATGCAGGCCGATTGCGTCGACCACATCACACCGGTGACTGGACCCGACGACCCGACGTTCCTCCGGTTCGAGTGCGTTCAAAGTCTGTGCAGCTCGTGTCACTCGTTAAAAACGGCGAAGTTCGATTCTCGATTCCTCACGCATCAACAGGTCGATACGCAATGACCTGGGAGGTCGCTGCCACGGCATTCCAGCCCTTTAGAAACCCCCTGGAAAGTTTTTTATCGGTTATGCAGGGGGGGGCGCCATGCGGCCGAAATCGAAGGCCCTGACGGCCGCGGAGCACGCCCGGCGGGGCACCTTGCAACCCTGTCGCGTCCGGTCGCGGCCGGCGAAGAAGCTTCCGCACAGTACTGTGCCGAAGGCGTCCCTGGACTACGTCGCCATCGCCCGGCAGTACGGGCGCGATGTGCTCGAGGGCCGGGCTGTCGCGTGTCAGTTCGTACGACAAGCCGTCGAACGCCAGGAGCGGGACCGCCATCGCGCTGTGACCGACCCGAGCTGGCCGTACGTGTGGAGTGACGCGCACGCGAAAGACATTTGCGCGTTCGCCGAAACGATGCCGCACATCGAAGGCAAGTGGGCCACGCCGACGCTCGTCTTACAGCCCTGGCAAGCCTTCCTCCTGGTGACCGTGTTCGGCTGGCGCTGGCGGGACGCGCCCGAGCGCCGACGCTTCACCGATTGCTATGTCGAAGTCGCGCGGAAAAACGGTAAGTCTGTGCTCGCCGCGATCGTCATGCTGTATTGCTTCTTGAAGGAAGGCGAGAACGGCCCGCAAATCAAGATTGCGGCAACGACCAGGTCGCAGACCGACGCGGTGTTCCTCGTCGCGAAGAAGATGGTGCAGCGGCTGCCGGCGTTGCGCGCGCAGTACGGCTTGCAGACGTTCGCGAACGCGATTACCTGTGAGGCAAACAGCGGCAGCCTGCAACCCATCAACAGTAAATCGTCCAGTCAAGACGGCTTGAATCCGCACGCGTACACGATCGACGAGCTGCACGCGCACAAGGACCGCGGCTTGTTCGACGTGCTGTATTCGGCGCGCGGCTCGCGCACCAATCCCTTGTCCTTGTCGATTACGACGGCCGGCTACAACCTGCTCGGCGTGGCGATGGAACAACGCACGTTCCTGTTGAAAGTGCTGCAGCAAGTGTTCGCCGCGGACACATTCTTCGGCCTGGTGTTCACGCTCGACGAGGGCGACGACTGGAAAGACGAGCGGCTGTGGTTGAAAGCGAATCCCGGCCTGGGCATCACCCCGCGGCTCGATGAAATGCGCGCGTACGCGCAGAAGGCGCAGTACAGCGACGAGAGCGCGGGCGAGTTCAAAACAAAACGCCTGAACGTCTGGCTCTCGAGCGCGTCCACCTGGTTGCCAATGGAGGCGTGGAACGCGTGTGCGGATCCCACGATCCGCCTCGAGCAGTTTGCCGGCGAGGTCTGCCACATCGGGGCCGACCTCAGCGAACGGGACGATCTGACCTGCGTCTGTGCGGTGTTCGAGAAGGCCGGGACGCTCTACGCCTTCCCGCGGTTCTTTCTCCCGGGCGACGTGGTCGAAGATCGCAGCCGCGCCGTGCCGGCGTATCGCGCTTGGGTGAAAGCCGGGATCCTCGAGATGACCGAAGGCACGATGACGGATCTGACCGTCGTCGATGGCTATATCCGGTCGCTCGCCGCGGCGTACACCGTGCGCGGCATCGTCATCGAACACTTTGGCGGCCAGCATCTCGCCGCCCTGCTCCAGCGGGACGGCCTCCCGGTGTTGTTGCAGGGCAAGTCCTCGAAGTACTACACGGCGCCAAGTCGCGAGCTCGAGACGCGCGTGAAGCATGGGCGCTTTCGGCACGACGGGAATAGTTGTCTCACCTGGTGTGCGTCGAATGCCGTGGTGACCCGCGGTGTCGATGGCAGCCTGCTGCCGAAAAAAGAGAACGCGAACAGTCCGAACAAGGTCGACGGCATCGACGCGCTGCTGCTGGCGCTCGGCGAGTTGCTGGCGCATCCCGAGCCGGTGGCGTACGAACCGCGCATCTACTTCCTGGAGGCGTAATGGACGAACTCTTTGGCGTGGTGAGGCCGAAGTCGACAAAACAAGCGGTCGCGGAAGTCGTCGGCGCCCTGATGCAGTTGGTACTGGTGCTCGGCATCGACGAAGACGTCCACAACCTGGCCATCAACTACAACGGGCGGTACCGGCGCCTCGACATCGCGCGGATGGACGAGGCCGGCCAGACGCTCGAGGCCTGGCTGACGGGGTTGAATGCCGATGTCGAACGGCCGGCGCACGTGGGCGAGGTGGTCTCGCTGCCGTCGTCGTCAGGCACGGTGCAGTAAAGGCGGGAAAAGATTCCCGAATCGGGAAACAAAATTCGAGGGCCGATGGTTCACCGAACCCGGCCGATAGGTCGCTGACGGTCACCGGCCGAGCGATTGTGACGGATAAACCCCGTATTAATTACGGGGTTTCGAGGTAGTCCGATGGAGATTTCAGAGTTTGTGAAGAAAACGGAGTTTGTGCCGCTGGCCGAGCTCACCACCCTGGCAGCCACGCGGAGCTGCTTCGGTGACGACGTCCTGGCCGCGTTCAGGACCCAGATCGAATTGCGGAACACCGAAGGCCAGAAGGTCCTGGACACCGCGGCGGCGGCCAATCGAGAGGCGTTGCTCGCCTCCGAACAACGGTCGTTCGACGGGTACGCGCGCGAGCGCGATGCGCTACTCAGTCTGCAACTCGCGATTGAGAAACGCAGTGAAGCCAGAGCGTACGTCCCCGAGTCTCAGCGCCAGGCGCCGGCCATGAAGAAGTCGGGCCGGTTGTTCGGCCTCGAGCTGCGCGCGCTCGCGGAAAGCAGCGGGCCGGGCGCCATCATCGCGCCCGATGCGTGGGGACCGGGATTTTTCGATCTGCTCGCCGCGCAGTCCGTCGCGCTCCGCTCGGGCATCCGCGTCATTCGCACCGACCGCGATGTCGTGCACGTCCCGCATATCGTGGCCGATCCGGCCGCGGCGTGGACGGCCGAAGGCGCCCCGATTGCCCCGAGCGATCCGAACTATGCCGACGTCGTCGCCACGCCGCGGAAGCTCGCGACGTTGCAGGTGATCAGCAATGAATTAATTGCCGATTCCAATCCCGACGTCGTCCAGCTCCTGGAAACCCAGGTGGCGCGCGCGCTCGCGCTCAAGTTCGACCTGGGCGTGTTCGAGGGCAGCGGCACGCCGCCCGAAATCAAGGGGCTGAAGAACGTCGCCGGCATTCAGACCGCCGCGCTCACGGGCGCGATTACGAACCTCGATGCGTTCGCCGTCGCCATCAGCGCGCTCGAAACGGCGAACGCGCACGCATCGGCCATCGTCATGGCGCCGGCCATCTGGGCCGCGTTGATGAATCTGAAGGAAGCGACGGGCTCGAACAAGTCGCTGCTGCAAGACAGCGCGGCGGCCGGCGTCACGCGCGCGTTGTTCGGCGTGCCGGTGTTTCTCACGTCGCAGTTGCCGACCAACGAAGCGTACATCTACGACGCGTCGCAGGTTGTGGCGGTGTTCAGACAGGACACCACGATCGTGTTGGACCACAGCCGGCTGTTCAACAGCGACCAGTCGGAACTCCGCGCGACGATGCGCGCGGATCTGGTTGTTCCCAATCCGTTGGCGGTTTATCGACTGACGGGCGTCACCGTTCCCTAGCAACGTTGGGAAAGTCGGTGCCGTAGGGGTACCGACTTTTCCCCCTGGACCCATATGAGCAATCCGATTCGTCGCTGGTGGGAACGGCGCTCGTCGCTGGCGACGCCGCCGCCCGAGTTATTGCAATTGTTCTCGAGCGGGCCGACGGAGAGCGGCGCCGTCGTCACCCCGCAAAGCGCGCTCTCGGTGCCGGCCGTGTTTTCGTGCTGCCAAGTCCTCTCCCAGGACGTCGCCCGCACGCCCATCCGGCTGCGGCAACAGACCGGGCCGAACACGTTCGAGGACGCGCTCGACCATCCGCTGTATGAAATCCTGCACGACCTGGCGAACCCCGAGCTGACGGCGTACGGCTTCAAGAGCGCGATGCAATGGCAACTGCTCGGATTCGGGAAAGCCTTCGCGGAGATCGTGCGCCAGGATGGGCGCATCGTCGCGCTCTGGCCGCTGCTCTCCGAGTACATGAAGGTCGACCGCGACGACCGCGGGCGCAAACGCTGGACCTATCAGGCCGGCGGGACGCCCTACGTCTGGACGTTCGACGCCTCGGCGCCGCCGATCCTGGAACTCGTGAGCGAAACGCCGCTGACGCGCTGCCGGGAAATCATCGGCACGGCGCTCGCCACGCAACAGTACCTCGCGAAGTACTTCGCGAACGGCGCGAAGCCGTCCGGCGTGCTCACCGCGGCTGGTGACCTGAAGGACGAAACCGCGGAACGCATCCGGCTGCAATGGGCCACCAATTACGGCGGCGCCGCGAACCGGGGCAAAGTGCCGCTGCTCTCGGCTGGCGTCTCGTTCACACCGATTAGTGCGACGAACGACGACAGCCAGTTGAATGAAACCCTGCGAACCATCAACGAACAGATTGCCGGCGCGTTCCGGATTCCGCCGTGGAAAATCGGCGACCTCTCGAAGGCGAATTACAGCAACATGGAAGCCGGCGAACTCTCGTACATCACGGATTCGCTCGACCCGTGGTTTGAATTGTGGGAAGAATCCCTCCGTCGAGACGTCTTGACCACGCGCCAGTACGGCCAGTTCACGATCACCTTCGACCGCCAGGCGCTCGTCCGCAACGATGTGCGAAGTCTCAATGCGAGTCTCCAGTCAGGGATCCAGAACGGGTACCTGTCGCAGAACGACGCGCGCAAGGCGCTCGGCCTCAATCCGATCGATGGCGGCGATACCTACAGGGCGAATAGCGCGCTCGCGCCGCTCGCCGGGAAGGAACCCTAATGGCGCTCGTCACGCTCGCCCAAGCGAAAGAGCATCTGCGCATTACCGGTACGGATCACGATGCCGACGTGCAACAGAAGATGACCGCGGCCGAAGCCGCGATCCTCAGCTACATCAACACGACGGAGTACTGGCGCGGGCAGACGGCCACCTGGACCGACGAGACGACCGTGCCGCCGGACGTCCAGCACGCGATGCTCATCAAGATTGCCGAACTCGATCGCTTCCGCGGCGACGACGCCCCCGACGCGGGGCCGGCGCTCGAGCCGGCGGCCGACATGTCGCCGGCGGTGACGAGCCTGCTGCGCCGCTGGCGCGACCCGGTGCTGGCATGACCTCCTTCCAGGTGGAAGGACGTACAACGCCCGACATGGAACGCCGCTACGTCCAA